TTATAATAAATAGTTTATTTTTCAACAACTGCATAATTTGATGTAATTAAAGTTCCGCCAGCAGACACAGCGTTTTGAAGTGCGCACCGAGCGACTTTGACGGGATCGACAATGCCATCATCCACCAAGTTAGAAACCCTTTTCTGAATGAAATGGTAGCCCTGCTGTTCCTTGGCTCTCTTTGCCTTTTCATAGCAAACATCAGGAGAAAGCCCGCAGTTCTCAGCTATTTGTTTGAAAGGGGCTGAGGCGGAGTCCAGAATAATCTGAAGTCCAATCTTCTGCTCATCGTTATCAGCGTCAATCTTCACCCCCTTGGACGCTTGAATAAGAGCCATTCCTCCTCCAGCCACCAAGCCCTCTTGTTGTGCGGATCTCACTGCCTCCAGAGCATCTTCAATCCTGTATTTCTTTTCGATCATTTCAATCTCTGTTGAACCTCCAACACGAATGATTGACACGCCGGAAGCGAGTCTTGTGATCCTTTCTTGGATTCTTTCGCATTCGTGAATGTCATCTGTCTGTTTGATTTCTTCGTTGAGAGCGTCGATTCTTTTATCAATTTCGTCAGCATCTCCTTTGCCTCCCATGAAAGTGGTGACATTTTTCAAACAATCAACTGACTTAATCATTCCCAAGTGATCTAATTTTATATCTCTTGGTGATACTCCAGATTCTCTTGTGAGAAAGCTTGCGCCTGTTGCAATTGCCAAGTCATGAAGAATCTTTCTGCGCTCTTGCCCGTATCGTGGGGCTTTGACCGCAAGGATCTTCATCGAGCCTCTGACCGTGTTCATAATCAGGGCGGCCAACGCCTGTCCTTCAACTGAATCAGCTATGATTATAAGTGGTCTGCCATCCCTTGCAACAGTTTCTAAGAGAGGAAGCATATCTTCTATGTTCTCCAGTTTATAATCCGTCACAAATACAAACGCATTATCGTACTTCACAGCCCCTCTGCGCTCATCCGTGATGAAAGCGGAGGCACAGTATCCAGAATCAATTTGGAAACCTTCTATAACATCGAGAGAGGTTTCTAAGCTATTGCCTTCCTCTATCGTAATGGCTCCATCTCTCCCTGCTTGTTCAACCGCTTCTGCGATCAGCTTTCCAATATGCTTGTCTCCGTTGGCTGAGATGGTTGCCACCCTTTCGATGTCTACCATAGACGAAATTGGAATGGATTTTTCTCTGAGGTTCTCCACAATCTTTTCACAAGCTTTATCCATACCTCGCTTGAGTTCCACAGGTGAAATGCCGGCTTGGATATATTTCTGTGCGTTTTTATAAATTGCACGAGCCAGCACAGTCGTGGTGGTTGTTCCATCACCAGCGTCTGTTGCGGTTCTTTCTGAAGCTTGTTTTATAATTTGTGCGCCAAGGTTTTCAAATGAATCTTCAAGATTTATAAACTTGGCTACGGTTACGCCGTCCTTTGTTATGATTGGGCGTTTGTCTTTTTGTTGAAGGATAACATTCCTTCCTCGTGGGCCGAGCGTTGATGCGACATAATCAGTCAGGACATCAACACCGGATTCTATTTTTTGTTGAAGTGATTTTTTTGAATCGTATTTATAAGGCATAAGCCCTCCTATTCTGTTTCTTCAAACTCGCCTATACCGGCTTGTTGAATGCCCTCAATTAATTCTACAGTTACAATATCCATAATTTTATCAGCAGAGGATTGCCTCTTTTTAGGATTTTTAGATAAAAAATATAAATTAGTATTATCTGTGAGTTCTTTAAGTGCCCTATACATGGGAATAAGCTCAGCCTTGAGCCTTTCCGTACACCGTTGTGCGGCGGCTCTGAGCATGGACTTACTAATTGGGATAGATGCGATGGTCACAGAGTTCGATATGTCCTCTATATTTTTTCTGGTAAAAACAAATTGAGTTTTTCCCAATTCGCCAGAACCTTTCAATTTTAAAAATAATTTATAAAGTTGTTTGCCGTTCTTTTTGCGCACCTCTTTAGCAGTAAGACCAAAAAGAGCTTTATTATCTTTGTCACCTCTAAGTGCAAAAATCTGTCCGACATTTTTAAGAGTGATGTCAAAGCCCACAAAAGTTAAATCATTAGCATCTCTATAGGCGACCACGTATCGAACATAATCTTGCTCATTTACCAAATGAGTCAACAAGTTATTAACACTTCCCTTTGTAACTCCCGACTCCCCAGACCGACCTCGACCTTCAGGATCTCCAGTTAATAATTTAAGACTGTAAGGGATTTCACCATCAGTAAAATCCACAATAGGAAGAGAGCCTGCGACTGGCTCATCTACTTGCCTCCCCCTGTAGCCAGAGAGCGCCGCCGCTAAGGCTTCCAAAATAAAACCACCTGCACTAGCGGTGAACTCCTCGGCAACGGTGGAAAGTAAATCCAACATCATAATACGGGCAAAAGTTCTAGCAAGACTCGAAGGGCACTCATCATCTTTAATAAAATTAGCCAACGACACGATGCGACCCTCAAAGGTATTGGCTTCTCTTGTAGCTTTATTAATTTGATTCACAAAAAGTTTAAGCATTTTTCGAGACGGATCTTTAACCTTCCCCCAGCTTTCCGTGATTTTTAGCGTTGGAAGCCAATCTTCTAGGGAGGGTGATTTTTTTATTTTTGTTTCTTGTTCCGAGAGTGTAGCCAAACCTTCCATCTCTTCTCGGATAATATCTAAAAATCTTGCGGAGTTCATTTTCATATTCAAGCCCTCTTAAATAATTTCATCAGCAATTCCCATTTTAATAGCCTCTTCAGCACTAAAATAGCAATTGATTTTTCTCTTCATTATAGCACGAATCTTCTTCTCTGTTAAGCTGGTTTCTTTTGCCAAGCATTTAATGTATTGCTTTTGTAACCACTTGATCTCCTGAATGTCGTTTTCAATATCTTGAAGATCTCCCATTGCTCCTCCGGCAACAGGGTGAATCATCACTCGACAATTCTTCCCAATCTTTCGCTTTCCTTTGGTTCCAGAAGCGAGGAGCAAAACTCCGGCTGACATCACCTTTCCCAACCCAATTGTTTCAATCTCGCAGTCTTTTCTGACCAGCGTCATTGTGTCATAAATGGAAAACATTTCGTGAGCCGAGCCTCCCTGCGTAGAGACGATCATCTTAATAGGCTTCCACGCATCTTCGAGATCTTCCTCTTCTAGTTCTTCCTTGTCTTCTGTTCCTTCCTTTGGAACTTGGTGGTGACCGCTTTCGTGAAGAAGCATGAGAGAATAAACAATATTGGATGCACTATCTTCAATCACGTCCTCATAGATGCCAATCAATCTTAATTTATCTTTTTCTTCCTTTTCCGTTGTATTGATGAGAAAATTAAACAACCCATCTTCTTTTTCAGTTTGTTCTTCTTTTTCATTCTCTTCCGCAGAACATTTCATAAAACACCTCTTTCAATGTAATTAGTAGCCACATAAAACAAAACCCGCTAGTTTTAGTAGCGGGTCTTCTTAAGCACATAAATTATAAAAATTATACTTTCTTACTTTGCTTTCTTAATCAGCCTCTCCATGATTCTTTCCGCCAAAGCATCTATATTAATACCTTTAGCTTTCTTCGCTTTCTTCTTGGGCTTATTCTCAGCTAATCTTTTAAAAACTCTTTCAGCGAGACGATCTGCAACATCCTCTTCAAGATTATGACCGGGATGAGTTTTAGATTTTCCACCCTTCCGCCATGTATAATCTTCTTCACCGGGATCTTCTTCTGACTCTTCATCTTTTCCGCCACCGTATTCTTCTTCCATAGGATAATCACGAGCGCCGGGCTCTTCCACTTCTATCTCTTCTTCTGCTTCAAGCTCTCCACCTTCTTCAGCGGGGATTTCGAACTCTTCTTCAGTTTCAACATCCACCTCAACTGCCTCTTCGCCTTCAACTTCAAGCTCCAAGCCGGGAACTGCATCGACCAAAGCCTGAAGACCTTTTTTCAAGTCGTCCAAAGAAATAGTTTCACCTTCGGGAACTTCTTCAATTTCCGTTTCTTGACTTACTTCGACGTCACCCTCAAGTTCTTCGGGGGCATCCTCTTCCACTTCTTCTTCAGCTTCAAGCTCTTCTTCTTTCACAATCTCTTCCACAATCTCTTCTTCAAGCTCTTCTTCCGCCTCTGGAAGGAACTCTTCCGCAAGAGGTTCGATCGCAGCTAGCTTCATGAATCTTCGAATAGTGGTTTCGTTTAACAGTTTTTTATCAGACATATTATCTAACTCCCGTTTTTATAATAAACTTATCTCTTTTATTAAATAGTATTGTTAATGCAAAACATCAAAAACTGAGAGAAAATTTATCTTTTTTAATGTTTTATCTTGAATTTGCTTCACTCGCACAGCCGAAATACCTAATCTCTCGCCAGTTTGTTGCAAAGTCATGTCTCCATTTAACTCTATACTAAGTAGAACGCAGTTATACTCTTCGCCATAATTTATCCAATATCTGCAATGAATATGATCACACTCTTTCTTTTTCTTAAAACATTCTAATGCGCACTCTCTCACAACTCCCCCCTCTCTTGCTCTATAAGAGAGAAAATATCATCAACTTCCTCCTGTGTCAAATTAAAATCATGTATGTTTTGTTTCATATTGTGAAACTCTTTTTGAGATATTTTCATTCTCCTTCTCGAAACATTCTTTTCCTTTAACTTTAAGAGAAGATCAAACATTTTGTCATCATCGTCTAAGCTAGACTGAACAATGGCTCTGAAAAAATCCCCTTGATTTTTAAAATCATGATACTTTAAAAACAAAAGAAACCTAGCATGTTTCTCTGGCTGGATGTAAAACATTATTTTTTTATATTCTTGTTCCTCATTCATTTTAAAATATGCGCTCCACTTTCTTGAAATCCATTAGGCGTTTGCTGAATCATTAACGCAGACTCCTGAAGTTCTTCAATGTTGCGACAGCCGGAATAAGAAAAACCACTCTTGATCCCTCGTGCCAAATCCTCAAGGATAGGCAAAACACTTCCCTTATATGGAATGAAAGTGGAAACACCTTCCAAAGATGAAGTCCTTCCTCTCCATTCAAACTGCGCCTTCTTACTAGCCATTCCTCTGTATTCCTTGAACTCTCCCGTGTTTGATTCCACTATATGACCCGGTGCCTCGTCAGTTCCAGCCAAAAGCGAGCCAAGCATAACCAAGTCGGCTCCAGCGGATAAAGCTTTTACAATGTCTCCGGAGTTTCTAATGCCACCATCGGCAATTATCTTTGTTCTCTTCGTACCTGTGATTCTAAAACCATCAATCCTAGCACAGTCCATAATAGTTTGCAACCCCGGAACACCATGACCTGTTTGGATGCGTGTGGTGCAAGCTGAGCCTCCTCCGACATTACAGCGAACGCTATCTGCCCCCCATGAAGATAAGTCCTTAAAGGCTTGATACGTTGCTACATTCCCCGCCATAACATGAATATCCAAATCTGATTTAATCTTCTCAATCGCTTCTTTAACAGAGATATGATGACCATGCGCAACATCAATGCAAAGAAAAGACACACCAACATTCACTAAGCCTTGGGCTCTTTCAAAGAAGTCATCCGTAACGCCGACAGCAGCGCCTACATACACCGTGCCGTTTTGTGTGCCTTTACGAATTGCTTCAATTGCCAAGTCGCACTGTTTTTTAATGGTGTTGTATCTGTGAATAACGGAAGAGCCCCCTGCATTTCCCATGGCAATTGCCATCTCCGTTTCAGTCACAGTATCCATCGGCGATGAAATAATGGGCAGTTTAAAACGAAGCGACTCATCCAAGGATACAGAGATGTCAACTTCGCTCCTAGATCTAATGTCGCTATACTGGGGGACGAGCAACACGTCATCATAGCACAAGCCTGTTTCTATCATAAGATTTCGTCCACCAATCCATATGCCAATGCTTCTTCTGCGCTGAGCCATAGATCTCGTTTCAATAATTTTTCTAAATCTTTCTTTG